TACGGTTACACCACTAGCGATTGTTATTGGCCCTACACTTAAAGCATTTTTACCTGCTGTGATTGAATAGTTAGCCGCAATATCGTCAGCGTTTTCATAGATCGCACCACCACTAAAGGCAGTTGCGTTCATCTCCATTACATCGGCACCACCAATTCTAAAGTCTATCTGATCATCTGTATCAGCAGTAATTGAGGTATCGGCATCGACATCAAGTATAAGCTCAGTGCCGTTTAAATCTAATTTTGCGTTAGCTGTGATTATACCAGATACAGTAAGTGCAGTAAGAGTGCCTAATGATGTTATATTAGTTTGTGCCGCAGTTGTTAAGGTAACATCTGCGATATAAGTTTTTATTCTTGAAACTTCACATTTTTTCTCTGTACCACCCGCACCATCATCTACAATAATTAAATCAGCATCTGCTAATGCAGCACCAATGTCAGACGCACCATCTATATCTAACGCTCCTATATCTACTTTATTGGCTGTTGATATAGTGGCTAATTTAGTGTCAGCAATTGCCGCACCTGAAGCCACACTTGCATTGACCACAGCGTTCGCTGCTAGTTGATCTGCTCCTACTGCATCGTCTGCTATTTTAGCTTGAGTTACATTGTCATCTACGATAGATGCTGTTACCACTGCATTGGCGGCTAATTGGTCAGCACCAACAGCGTCATCTGCTATTTTAGCTTGAGTTACATTATCGTCCACAATAGAAGCGGTAACGACTGCATTGGCAGCTAATTGGTCAGCTGCTATAGCATCGTCTGCCATCAAAGCATTTGTTATTTGGTCATTAGCAATATGAGCTGTGTCTATACTGCCATCGGTATAGTGTTCTGAATTAATAGCATTATCTGCTATTTTAGCACCTGTAATTGCATCGGCAGCTATTTTAGCTGTAGTTACATTACCGTCTGTAATTTTAGCAGTAGTTACTGCAGCATCATTTATCTTTGCAGTTTCTACTGCACTTGCCGCAATCTCTGCGGTATCAATGGCATTATCTGCCATTTTAGCATTAGTAATTTGACTGTCGGCTATGTGAGCTGTATCTATTGAACCATCTGTATAATGCTCTGAGTTAATAGCGTCATCTGCTATTTTAGCTCCTGTTACTGCATCCGCATTGATCATAGCTGTTTCTACAGCATTATTGGCAATTGTTATAGCACCACTTGAAGCAATGGTTACATCTCCACTTACTGCTACTTCTTCATAACTGGTGCCATCACCCACTAATATTTTACCAGACGTTACATCTGGCATAATTAATTTTGCAGGTAAAGTTATATTATTACTTGCATCTAAAACTAAAGATTTACTTGCAGGCATCGTACAAAAAACAAATTTGGTACCTGCTGAGAAGTTAACAGCACTATCGCTGTTTGAACTAGATATTATTGTTGTCCTGGCTAGAGTTGAACTATCACTTGCTAAAGTTCCAAGACCAACTTCAAACTCAGAACCTAATTGAATACAGTAGTAAGTAGTGTTGCTATTACCAATACCTGCGGCAAAAGTCTCAAAACCTTGCACCGCACCGCCTAAAGTAACTGTACCAGTTCCAGTAGTGGTAGTGCTTTCTTTTACACGGTCATTGAGTACTAAAGCCATGTGTTACTCCTATGCTATTCGTATAATTGCTGCAGAGGATGAAAAGGCTGGAAATTGAACAGTAAACGTACCTGAAGTAGCTGTCTTATCGCCACCAAAATTTAATACACATACTGCTGGGTCACCTGATTGGGTATCATTGTAAATCAACGCACCTCTCGCAGTTAAAGTTACTCCTGTAAATGATAAATCAGCAAAATCGACTAGAGCAGTATCTGAAGATATTGAAGTACCTCCATTGGTTAGTGCACTACCGCCAGATGCGTATTGGCCAGTATTTGATACTTGGTTATCAGACGTAAACGATGTGGTTGATTTACCTAAAGTAGCATCACTAGTGTAAAGCGACAGTTTAAAGCTGTTGCCACCACTTGCTTTAAAGTTATGTGTGCCTTCTAATAATTCTTTTTTAAACGAATTACATATTGCATTGGTTGTTATTGCCATTATTGTGCTCCCTTAACATTTGGTGAAATTGATGGAACGGGTATTCTTGGTTCACCATCTGTATATTGCCCACGTTTTCTATGTCCCATCTGTTGCATAGCAAATTGCTGTACCTCTTCATTGTACTTCCCTTTGTATAAGTTGTACATATCCGTAGGCCCTTTTAAGTAGCTAAAACATTCAGTTAGCACCCCGTGTAATAATAACGATTCTTGATTGGTTGACAAAAAAGTGGTAGTTGAGCTGTTAAAATGTGGCGGATCGATAACATAGTTAATCTGTACAGTCAAAGCACTAGACGGCACAGGTGCTAATACAAGAGTGCTGTCATCCCAATTAGCGTAATATTTTGGCACACCTGTTGCATCTGTTGAATTAAATTCTGATATAAAACTAGTATCTCTTTTTTCTAAAAAAATACGAGTACTACTGCTATTAACCTGAATAGATCGTATATACATCAATTCTTCCGGCATAGTTAAAAATCGTTGTGATGCCACACATGAAGATGTTTTGTAAGCTCTTAAATCATCATAATCAACTTTACCCGCAATATCTAACTCTGTGTTACGAATAAACTGATCAATTAAAGTATCAGATAACACATTAGAATCTACTTCAGTGTAGTTTCTTACTTGTGTTAAAAAGTTAGCGTGTGTAATACTCATGATATTGTAATGGTTACCTCTCCAGTGCTAGATGTCATTTCAAACGATTCTAAAGATGTGCCTAATATATTATCACTTGCACTAGGCAACATGCTAGAATTATTAAAACCATTATTAACATAAATAACAAAAGCCTCATTATCATCTTTGGGTCTAGGTCTTGGGTTATGTAAAGCTACCGCATCAGATTGATGATGCTTTCTTCTAATTTGAGGATGTTTAGGTTCGTATTCAGATTTATGAACAAAAGCACCGTTCCATTCTTTTACCATTTCTTTATACGGAAATTCCATACCTGATCTATCAGATATTGCTTTTGCGTATTTTCCTTTTGCGTATGCCATAAATTTCTCTAGTACAATTTAGTTGGTCTATTACGACCTAGTTTACATTTAGCTTTAACACTACCACCTTTTTTATATTTACCTGGTCCAGTGTACTCTTCATCTTTTTTTAATTTTTTAGCAACATAACCTCTAGTTCGAGGAGATCTTCCTTTTTTATCTCTCTCTACCATATCTTTAAGAGATCTTCTGGTATTTTTATCTTTAGATAATCTTACATTAACTTTTACATTATCATCATAATATGCATCTGCTACTGTTTTAGGTCCAGCATCAAGATTACGGTATAAGTCTTCTATTTTTAAATTTTCTGCTTTTCTAGCATTAATTTCTAAAAGATTTTTAATTCCTCTTTTTTTAGATCTAAATTTTTTTTGTGCTAATGAAATTGCTTTATCTACTCCTCTAGCCATAATTAACCCCCTGATGGATAGTAACTTTGCGGAGTAATGTACACCGAAGTTCTTTGTCCATCCTCTTCTAAAGCTCTTTTTAATTCATCTTCGTATATCATTTTGTTTTGTTGAACTAATTGAGGGTTAACTTTCATACTTAGATAATAAGCCAGACCGGCAACCATACAAGGTATAAACCTAAAAGCTACATCTGCTTGATTGGTGTAAGCACCAGCATCTTCAATACGCTCCATAAAGTAGTACTTTAAATGTGTATAAGTACTAGCGTTAGGTGTCTGATATAACGTAATAGTAGGTGTGGTTTGACGATCAACATAATATTCAGACGGTTGACCAGTAGCACCTTTATTATTTTTTGACGCATAATCACTTCTTGATATTTTAGTTAAAGATACATCAGTGGTTGAAGTAGTTGTTCCACTTGAACTACTGATATACGCTTCTAAAATGTCACTAGTATTTGATGGTGCAGTATAGGTTGCAGTGCCTGAGGTTAACTCTTGTGTGTTTAATGCCACTTTCCATAAGTGTACGCCACGATTACCCCACTCAGAAAACAAAATATTAAGACTGCGACGAGCAGACTTAAGATCACGACCGCTATTAGTTCTAACAGCACAGCGCTCATATGCTTCCTCAATGATGTCATCGATATCAAGATCAAATGCAGTTGTACCTGAAGTAGCCATCTAACCTCCTAAAAAGTACCTTTAAATTTTGTACCTCTAATTGCAGCACCTTGTCCTTTAGTTGCCATACCACCCTCTGCTCTACCTTTTGGAGCACCTTTACCAATAATGTCAGCTTTAGATGTTTTAGAACTCTTTTTAGGTCCTCTTTTTTTAACTGCCTTCTTTTTTCTTCTTTTTTCTATTTCTACAGCAGTTAGCGCTGCACCAGCACCCGAAGCTACCTTAGCTGCATCCGAAGCTTCTTTACCTGCTAGTTTTGCTCTTCTTGCTGTAAATTTTTGTGCTTTAGTGTTTTTAATTTTTTCTAACAATTTATTTATTTCTGCTTTAGTCATGCCTTTTGTTGTCTTTACACCTTGTAATTCCATTCTTCTTTCTAAAAAATCTTTTGTTTTAGATAGAGCCTTTCCGCGAAGACCCGTTAAGCCTAATCTTCTTGCTATAAAAGTACCTCTGTCCGCTTTAACAACACCACGGCCCATTAGTATATCTTTCTTTGTTACTTTGCCATCACCTGATAAATCTGGAAATTTTTTCTTAGCCATACCGCCTCCTTTAGTTTTAACCATTGTTGGCTTACCGCCAACCCCTTGAGCTTTTGCTCGTTTTCTTGCAACAGCAGAAGCTTTTTGACTTTTGCTCATTCCTGCAGCTTTAGCAGCTGGCACGCACTTCGGATATTTACGTTTCGAAGTTTTTGCGTTTTTACGACCACAAGGTTGATATTTGCCGTCCTTTTTAGGAGCACCAATATCTACCCAGTTCTCTTTAGCCCAATCTTTTAAAGCACCCATTACTTAATTAGGTCTCCGTAATAGTCGGATATAAAAGCACCGTTTTTAGCACTTTTGATTTGACCTTTACAGACCTTACTAGCATACATATTAGCGTATGCTGATGGGTAGACGTCAAACTTACGTTTAGCCGCTGCTTTTCCTTTTGGACAAATTTTTCTTCCTTTCTTAGCCATAATATGAGTTTATCATTTTTAGTTTAAGCTATCTAGACCTTACCTTTTTCTTCTTTTTCTTCTTTTTTTTCATGGGAGGTTTAGATATTTGTTTGGTCATTTGAGATCTTGTTATAGGCATCTACTGTACCTCACTTTGCCGTTTTCATCTTTTTCAGCTAATAAGTACTCACTCCTGTTTTCGTCACCTACATAGGACACGTGCACCCAACCAGAATTTATTTCATCAGGATTATGAAACTCAAGAATAACTTGATCAAAAGATAAATTTTCGTTAATAAAATCTGCCAGTTCTTTGTTCGAAACACCAGGTATTTCCATATCTGCTGCCTCACCTTTACAATGTTGTGATCGAGATGAAGAACCTATTTTTTGACTTAGCTCAGGAGATCTATAACCAGAAGTAATTACAACGGCTTTTTGAAAGTAATCTCTTACTGGTTGTAAAATATTATCGCAAAGTTTTTGCAAATTATCGATGTGTTCCTTGTCGGGATTATTGTCTATATTACATCGTTCAGCTGTTTGCGATTTAGTTAATTCGGCTAAAGTAAAATTGTCAGTTAATCTCATACAAAAATAATTAAAAGTATTAAAGCAACTATTATAATATCTCTTATCTTACAACTTTCACAAGTCCAACTATCTTTATATTTAGTCCACAACTTGGTTACGTTTTTATATATATTTGTTAACATTTCCATCTTCTCCTTGCCTGACATATACGTTTTTTAGGCGTTTTACGGCAATTAATATTGTGCATTCTAGCTTGACCTGCACTTCTTGAACAATAAGACTTACGCCTTTTTGCAGATTTACTACCTTTTTTTACATCTCCTGTAACTGCAGTTTTTAATTTACTTCCAGGATTTAATCTACGGTAAGCTTTAACACCAGCTTGCGTCATACCAGCACCAGACTTAGTAGATCTGTAATTTCGTTTATTGCGAGCAGGCATACCGCCTTTAGCAAAACCTACTAGCTCGTTGGTATATTGTTCTACACTAATTTCCATAATTAATCGTAGTTTTTAATAAACTCTGCAATAACTGTGTATGTATTACCTGAATCAGCTGCACCTGGCACAACAAAGTTAACATCACTTTGGTTTGAGTTAGATGAAGTGTTTGCAGGAATACCGCCAAATTCTCTTAAATCCCAATAGCCTGAATCAACTAATGTTGCAATAGGAATATCGCCATCTGAGTCTTCAAAGTCTAATCTAGCAAAAGAGTCACCACCATCACCATTAGCACAAGACCACCATATTCTTTGTGGGCTTACTGTTGTGACGGATTGTCCATTTTTGTTAGCTGCTAATGCAGAGACATCTGCAAAGACTGTTGTACTACCTGAACCATCTGATTGATTGACTATTTTAATTACTACTCTCTTATCGTTTTGTTGTAAGATTGTAGGTCCTGTTACTGTATCTGCCATGTTTCCCTCCTTAATTAAGAAACTAAAATAGTGCCTCCGAAGAGGCACTTAAATCATATTACGCTGCGTAACCTTTAAGTTCAATTAGTAATTTACCAGCTGTGTAATCTCCATCTGTTGCAGCACCAGTTGTTAAATATAAGAACGAATCAGCAGCAGGTACGGCTGTGAAGTATACTTTACTACCTAAAGTTGCATCACCAGCGTTAACTAATAATGTTTCAGTTAAGTCGCCGATAGCTCCGTCTTCAACCCCTGTACCCTCTGTCGCAGAGTGCACATTGATATCTGGATCACCGCCAGTTGGTGCTTCAAAACATTCCATACTACCTGTTAGGATAGTACCGTTTGTTGCCGCAACAATCTGACCAATGTGACAGACTAGAGATGTTCCATCGACACCAATAATGTCACCAGAACCTGTTGATCTTAAACCTGTTAAATCTATTAAAATTTGTGTAGTGATAACGCCACCTGATCTAATTACAGAACTTCTGTAAACAGTACCAGAACCTGTGGTAATACCAGTACCAGCTTCTACTGACATTGTGTTGGCATCTAATGATGCTACACCAGTTGAGCTAATACTTGCTTGTGTTGTTCCGTCATCTTTAGCAGATACGACTGTAAAGCCGCCTACTGATCTGACTGGACCACTAAATGTTGAATTACTCATATCCATCTCCTAAATTAAAGAATACAGTTTTTAGGTAAATCGACTATACGCGTCTGTATTCAAGTTATTTGTATAGTAGCTTAATTATACCCAAAAAAAAGGGGACTCGGAAGTCCCCTTAATCTTTCCTCCAAATTACTACTTACGCAGCACCAGGAGAGCCGAATATTCCTCTAGGATCAGAGAACCCAAATGAATATCTTTCTCTTGCTTTAAATCTTACATTACCTGTATCGAAGTCACCTTCCATAGCAGTTTTGATTGGTGCTCTAACGAATTGTTTCATTCCGTTAGGTGCATCAGTCATAATGAAGAAAGCATCAGTATCAGTTAAGTAATGATTAACTCTGTAGCCTTGTGGGATCATACCCATTGAAGCCATAGCATTAATATCATTATCTGATGTACCGACACGCTGAGGTGTTTTCAATATTCTTTCCGCTGTGAACTGAAGTTCTTTTGGAATGATTAATTTAGCACCTTGTAAAGCAACTTTAAGACCTCTTTCATCAACAAATGCAGCAATGTCAATTAACGCTTGCTCCATTGATGTTTCTGAAAGGTCAGCAGCTGTTGACAACTCGTTAGCAAATGTACCGCCGTTTGTTAGAGGGTGTACAGCTGAACATAGTTCAACTCCGTCACCGCCTGTGAAACTTGAGTTAAAAGCATTGTTAAGCACGTTTGCAGCTTTCACTTGTTTAGTGTTAGCCATTGAACGAGCCAATGCTCTTGTGTAACGACCTGCTAATCTGTCGTATAAATTATCCTCAATTGCTTCTTCTGTAATAGCAAAAGCCATTGCGATAGTTTCGTGTGTATATCTTGCTGTATAACCTTCGTTCGCAGTATCAAATGATACACCCTCGCCCTCAGATTTTACAGGAGCCGAACCGAAACCGGATAGGATTACTTCTTCTTCAAAAGCTCTATCAGAACTTTCTGAGTCAAAGATCTCACTATGCTCGTTTTCATATCGGTTGTATTCTAGTCCAAAAAGAGCGTTCAAGCCAGGCTCTAACTCTTTGACTAGTTGGGATCTTGAAATAGCCATAATTAACCTCCTAAGCTAGACCGGCACCTTTTTGGCCGAATATGTGGTTTTGAATTACTACGAGTACATTGGTTGCATCACTACCGACATCACTATTGTTAGGGTCTCTTGAAATATCGATCGCCTTTAGTGGTAAGCCAGCGGTTGTTGCACCAGTAGTTACATCTAATTCAGCACCGGATAAACCAGTTGTTGTGCTTCCAGCTGATGTATACACGATATCAAAGTTACCGAGTAGGTCAGCTATAGGGAAAGCAGCATCTGCTTGAATTTCGAAAATAACCATTGGGTCATCAATAATAAACGCTTCAATATCTGAAGCATTTGTACTTGCAGGATAAAAATTGGAAAAAGTTTCTTTTCCAGTGGATGGGTCTGTGTAGCGACATCCGTTAAAAACACCTACGATTGGAACTGTACCACCATCGGCATGTACTTCAACACCACCTCCAGTGACTTGCATTACCATGTCACCTTGGAAGATTGCTGTTCCATAATTCGCAGCTATTCTATAACGAGTTTGTCCACCAGTGAAGGGTGTTCCACCTACTCTGCCTACCGGACGCATCCCAAATGCAGCATCTTGGTTTGCCATAATTAAACTCCGTTAAATAGTTAAACAAATGTGGTTACAAAAGTTAAAAAATTAAGACTTTCTGTTACCACCAAAAGTTACACGAGACTGTCTGTCAATATTGACAGGCATCTCTGGTCGTTGTTCCTTTAGAATGTCGTTATCAACTGCTTTAACTTGGTCAGCAGTAATTCCTTGAAAATACTGCTTGCGTTGTTCGACAATTTCTTCTGGTATCCTTGCCAACACAAGGCCTCCAACCCCGATTAACCCCTGATGTTTGCCTTCATGGATTACTGGATAGTCATGGTCACCGATTTCGTTCTCAACTTCTTCAGCTCGAACAAATTCCCAACCTTCTCTGAGTTTTTTAGAAACATTACCTGAATCCATAAAACCCACACTTTCTACCCTAATCCACCTATGACAATAACCTTGCGGTGCAGGTGGTGCATCTAGACTTGATGGTGGCGCCCAAGGTTTATTACGAATATCCTTTTTTTCTTGGCTCGCGCGTGAGGTTTTCTTTACTGTACTTTTAGTCATAATCTACTCCTTCACGAATTTCGCGTATTCTTCTAGTGGCACCCCTAATTTTTTAGCTATCGCTACTTGTGAACGGGTGAGTTTCACGGTTCTGCGTCCTTGCTGTTTACGCCCCGCCGAGGCAACAGTTTGAACGGGTTTTTTATCTTCAACAAACTTGTTAGGAAAATAATCCCTCATTCGTTTATTAATCTCATTGTAATACTCATCAGAGTCTACTGTAAAGCCCTCGTTTTCAATTAAACCTTTATGCAGATTAAAAGCAGCATCGGTCATTACATTATCTGATCCAAACCAAGCATTATCTTCTGCCCAAGCTTTAGCTTTTGGGCTTGGCTGAACAACAGGGGCCTCTTCAGGTTGTTGCTCTAACTGAGTTCTTCTTTGTTCAGTTTCCTGTAGTTTAATTTTACCTTTTTCTTTTTCAACAGCTAAACTAGTTAACTCATCTTGAGCTTCTACCATTTTTGCGCTGTCTTGAGTATCAACTGCTTCTTGCAGTTTAATTTTTGCTTGTTCTCTTTGTGCATCAACTCTAGCATCAAACTCTTTTAAAAAAGTTTCTTCGCTGTTAACTTGATTTTTTTCAACATTAGAGTATTTATCTTGTAAACCTTTAGCATAGTCAAGAGCAGCTTTTTCTCTTCTCTCAGATTCTCTCATTCTACGTGTTAATTTATCTATACGTTTTTGTGTCTTTTCAGAGACATCTTGCAGGTTATCTTGAGGTTTTTCTTCCTCAACAATTTCAGCTTTATCGTTATTAACTGGATCTGTATACCCTAAATCAACTTCGGGGGTTGCAGTAGATTCTTCAGCAGTAGAAGGCTGCTCTACATCAATAGAACTTTCTTCAGCGTCATCTAAATCTAATTCAACATCATTTACTTGTGCTTCTGACATATTTTACTCCTAAAATAGTGCGAGGATGTCCTCGGGTTTTTCAATAGTCCCAATAATTTCATCATCGTTAATGATTCTATGTTCTCCAAACTTGGTTTTAAATCTAGCGCCAGCATATCTACCTATTACTACAAACTGACCTTCTTTACACCAAGGAGTTAAAAATTTATTTTCATCTTTGTAACACATGTCGCCCATTTTAACGACATAGCCAACCACTGAAGTCATTTCAGAAGTTTCTAAAGTTTGTTCTGATAAAGCAATACCACCTTTAGTTGTTTCAGACATTTTCCACATTTTAATTAAAATACGATAACCAACTGGATCAGGTAAACGATCAATTGATTCAATATATTTTTGTGTTAGTTTTGGAGCGTCTTGATTTTCTTCAGACGATATAGTTTCGTCTGCTATATAGCTAGGTTTAATGATACTAGTCATTTCTTACTCTTCTCCTTTTTGCAGGTCTTTTAAATCCTGTAGCAACAGCTCCATGCCGTTGAGCTTGCCTTTAGCATACGCCAAAGCTTCTACGTTGTCTATACTGTATACAATGTGTTCTTTTAATTCAATAATTCTTTTTTCTAAAATTAATTTTACAGCCAGTATCGTATCTATATCATACATTTATTTTTTTCTCTCCGGTGCGTATAGATTATTAAAAGTGTATTCCCAATCCATGTAACTATCATGTGCTTCTGCTTTGTGTGTCCATTGTGATGGAATAAAATCTGGTGGACCATTACCGGTTACCCACATGGCTGGTGAAGTTACTCGTACCCGATTATTTGGTAATGCTACAAAACACCCTTTCCACGGACCTTCGGTTAATGCTAGAACATGTGACTGTTTGTGTTGTGCTGGATCATCGGCTATTTCGTTATTTGTATAGTCCACGGTAAAATAATACTTAGCGGTATAAAACTCACCTTCAATACGAGCCAACCAAGGACTAGAACTGGTTCGGTCAAACACAATAATAGAATGATCTCTTGATGATACATCCCAAGGTTGAGCAATATGTGTTGGCATAGGTGGTGGCATTTCATCTAGAGGTTCATCTTCAACTAAGGCGGTGATTGGCATACGCGCCCACATCGCGCCCCCGTGAGGGTTCTCTAAACGATTTTCTTCATCTTCACAACCAGTAAAAATGACTTGAAAACTTAAACAACGATCTGGAATACAATTAACTGCAATGACGTAACAATGTAGAAACTCACCGTGATAAGCACGATGGTTGTGTGTAAATTCTTTTCTGACCCATGCCTTTAAAACTAAAGGTATGTTCGATATTAAATGTGACAAGTTTAACCCTTGGTTATTTTATATCCCATTTGTTTAGCTTGTGCTCTTAAACCGGCAACTGACATTTTAGCCCCGCCTTTAGCATAACCTTTAGCCATCTTACCACCCATGGCTTTCATCATTTTAGCTCCGCCTTTGGCATAACCTTTAGCCATTTTACCGCCTTTTTTCATGCCCACTGCTTTGCCAGCTTTTTCAACGTCTTTTGCAGTCATTCTGCCTTTACCTGCCTTAGCTTTAGCTGCAATATATTTAGCTCCAATTGATCCTGCTTGAACTCTTTTTCTAGCTGGTCTTTTGTTTGGTCCTACTGCCATGTCTTCCTCCTACTTAGTGAATTTACCGATTGATTTTAACCCAAATGATGCTCCAATACTAGCCATAATTGACCATTGTAACCATTCTGGAAATGTAGCTAAAAACTCTATACCTCTTGCAACAAATGGTTGAAAGTAAGGTATAAAGCTAAAAATTATGATTGCAATAAAACAAATTGTCCAGGCTTCATCTTTCCAAGAATCATCACTTGCCTTTGCCATAGCGGTTTCCCACTCAATTTTACCTTCTGCTACTTTCTTTTGCACTGCAACTTTTGCGTCAATCTCTGCTATTTTTAAATCAGATTTAGCTTTTGCTTTTTTAGCAGAATGTTCAAAGTAACCCCCTACAGCTTTTGATAATCCAGATACGATAAGACTAACCATTATTTAACTCCTGTAAATTTTTTACCTTTGACTTGAATATCTTTAATACCTTGAATGTCGGATTTTGCACCATTTTCACGAAATGGGCAACCACCATTTTTTAAACCTTGTGGGTTTGGGCCTCGTTTAGGTGGAATGGTATTAGTAAGACCGCCACTTTTTTTGAGTGTTCTATCTAAACTGTATGTTGCATTTGGGTCTCCATAAATTCTAGTTTTTTGTTTTTTTGTAAGTGG